GGCCTCTTCCGGTCAAGACTATGGAGCGTTTCAGGGTGAAGATTGTGCCACAAAATTGGCAGATTTTCTCGACTTTACCTGGGGATATGTTAGAATGAGGATGCATGCGAAACTTGTCCTTTCGTGTGCCACGCCTCTGGAGTGTTCCACCACTCGCAGGGGCATCATCTTGCTTATTTCCCCACATTATACCACATCTAGGGAGGGTTTTCTCACATGGCATCACCACTCATCGCAAAATATCAGCCGCGCACGACGACACCGCCCACGTCGCACAAGAGCAACCTTGCCGTGGTAAAGGCAGCACTGAAGAAGGGAGGCAAAGTTGGCAACAAATAAATCGGACAAGCCAGAAGATCAACCTGCACAGACGCAACCCATGGCAGCGGTGCCACCCACACCGAGCGCGCCTCTTGATGAGGTGCCTTGGGAAGGTGGCGGCGGGCGCTTCATTGTCAACGGACGATTGGTTGACCATGAGGGTCGTCCACTCAACGAAGACGGCTCACTCAAGAAGGAAGAGGCATGAGCGCAGGCGACCTCACGCAAAAGCAACGCGATAAGCTTCCTGATAGTGCCTTTTGCGGGCGCGGTCGCTCGTTTCCGGTGCTCTCCCGCGCCGATATCCCCAATGCGGTGTCAAGCATGGGGCGAGCTGCCGACGATGCCGAACGAGCGCAAATCAAAGCCTGCCTCATCAGGAAGGCCAAGCAGTTTGGCTGGGTTGGCTCACTGCCGCAAGCTTGGCAGGATGAGCTGAAAGGAAAACAATCGTCATGAACCGAGCAGCAGCACTGGCCTACCTGCAAAACGAATATGCCGATATGGCCACAGAGGCAGGGCTTGACACCACGCCGCTTTTGCAAGCCTATAACACGGTGATTGACCAGTCCCTGAGAGGGTTGGAGTATCCAGAGGCACAACTGGGCACAACCGATGTACCTGATGCACTCGTACCGGCCTACCTGGCGCACCTGGACTACTTCGCGCTCTCGCGTTTCTTGCGTGTCTTTTCCATGCGCTTCAATGTGAGTGTGAGTGGTGCTGTGTCTGCCTCGCAGTCGGAAATCTTTGGACACGTCCATGTGTTGCGTGACATGGCAGAGAAACGCTTAGCAGGTTTGGGCTACTCCCCCACGCAAGCGTTTACGAGTGGGCGTTTTACCCTGGACTTCTTAGAGCCAAGTCAGGCGACAGGAGGGATGGGTTGATATGCCGGTACTCTCTGATGCGGCAATAAACCGCCTGGCGGGCTGGATTACGGATAAAGTGCTGAACGATGTGTGTGACATCCTGCGCGAGACACGGGTACCGACGTCGTCCGGTGGCTTTACCATCACCTATCCCAAGCACAACACCGACCCTATCCCGTGCGCAGTGATGAACAGCGGCGTGCCCCGCGAGCAGTTGCTGAGTGGGCAAGAGGTCGGCTTTATTCCCAAGATTATCCTGCTCCCCAAAGGAACGGATGTACTTGGGTCAGACCGCATCAAGGTAGGCACAATTACCTACCACGTGATTGACCTGCTTGCGCCAGAGAGTTATGAAGTCTGTCGTCGTGTACTAGTACGACGCGCAAGCATGACCGGATAGACACAAAGGAGAAAGTATGCAGATACATGCGCGTTTTCGGCTGGATCAAGTCAACCGCTCACGCGGCTTTTACAAACCGCTTGGTGAGCAGGAAGCCAAAAGTGTTGAGGCAGCTTATATTCACCTGAATGGTGTACAAGGTGAGCCCTTTGGAAGTGCAACGCCTTCTGCTCATCTGGAGATGCTTGTTATCAATCCAGAGGCGGCGGCAGTTTTCTTCAATGCACAGATCGGACAGGAGTTCGAGGTCCTGTTCACGCCACGGGAGTAACTTATGGCAAAGCTAGAGCAAGATGTGCATGTACATCTTACTTGGGATGCTGAACCAACCGAAGAGGCAAGAAACCTCATCCGAAACGAACTCTACAAGGCTCTGCAAGAAGCATCCTGGTTCAGAGAATTGGTGCAAGCAGAAGTACACAAGGTGCTCTTTGAAATTGAGAGTACACACGTCAAGAACACACCTATGTGAGGAGACGGACATGGCAGGTATTTCGGTTGAGCTCGTAGGACTCGAAGAGATGATTGGCGAACTGAAGGGCCTTGAGCTGAAAACGGAGGCAAAGGTGGTGCAAGCCGTGAGCGATGCGACCAACGACGCCCTTGATGCGTCACTGCCACTTATCCCTGTCAGAACCGGATTTCTCAAGAGTCAACAAGAAGTCTGGTTTACGGGAAGCATCGGGGCAAATCTCATTTGGGGCGAGTTGCGCAATAAAGCATACTACGCCGAGTGGGTATGCTTTGGTCATCACACCCGTAGCGGATCCTGGGTCGCAGGCCGCGACTTCATGACGCCTGGCTACGCCGTTGGTGAAAAGAGCCTGATTAATCGCTTGAATGCCATTTATGGGGGATAAGGGGAAACGATGCCAGCGACACGTCCGGCTTTCATGTTTGAGTTACAGGTAGCGGTACAGACAAAGCTCACAGGCGATACGACGCTCATGGGTATCATCACCGGCGTCTTTGACATCGCGCCAGAAGGGCAATCGTTTCCGTACATCACCTATGGGCAGCATGTGGACGGCGTTGATCCAACCTTTAGCGGCAAGATGAATAACGAGGGCATGTTTCTGCTCGACCTCTTCTCGCAAGCGGGCTCTGATGACGAGTGCTACCAGATACTGGCCGAAGTTCGTCGGCTCTTGCAGACCACACCGACGAACCCACCTCTTTCACTGGCCGATTACGGCGTCGCCTACATCAACTATGACTGGTCAACCATCTTGCACGAGACGGACTATAACGTCAGGCATTGTGCGGTGCGCTTTCGCACGAGGGCCTACGAACTGTAAAGGAGCAAAAAAATGGGTGTCCCCTTGGCCGGAGTCTCAGCAAATATCAAGATAGGTGCCAATGCCGTCGCCTGGATGAATACCTGGACGGTGACGGCTAAAGCCAATGTGAAGGAAACGACGGCCTTTCAGTCGGCGAGTGGGTATGCGACCAAGACGGCGACCGTCAAAGAGTGGAGCGTCAAGATAGATGGGCCGTTGGACGCAACCGATACCAATGGTCAGGTGGCTCTCATTAACGGACTGGGCAACACCTTTGCCCTTGAAATGGATACGGACGCCGCCGGTACCCACAAATGGACAGGTTCCGCTATCCTCACCGGCATTGACCCCAAGTCCGACGCCAAAGACGTGAACCAGGTAACATTTTCTTTTGAGGGCACAGGTGTACTCGCCTTTGCGTGACGGAAGGACGGTAGAAGCACATGGGAGTTCCACTGGCTGGCGTTGGCGCCGATGTGTGGATGGCTGCTACGCCGTCCATCAATACCACGAACGAGACGGCTACCGACTCCGGCGACCACATCACCTATACCGCGAGTATCCACAAGTCCTGGGACTGGCAGCAACCCATCGTCGTGCAGAACTCGCCCAACGGTAGCACCGGCTGGGTGACGGTGACTGACTACACCTTCCAATATGCCGGTGGGGTGATTGTCTTTAACACGGCCCGCGTGGTCTCGACCAACAACTTCACGCGCATCTCGACCGGCTACTACTTCAACCTGACCCAACTCGATGATGCCACCGATTGGTCGTTCACCATCAAGGCCAATACGAAGGACACCACGTCCTTTCAGGCAACCGGCAACTACGCGCGTAAACTTGCCACCACCAAAGAAGGCTCCGGCAAGATTGACACGGTACGCTCGGACGGGCGCATCTTCCTCGAGCTCGGGAACGTCGTGGGGATGCAGCTCTACGTCGATAAAACGAACAATGTGCGATGGGACTGCCTGGGCATTGTGACTGGCGTCGATCCGAAGGCCGACTCCAAAGACGTGTTGATGCAAACCATGAGCTTTGACCTCTATGGCGGCTTTTACTTACGATCAACTTAGAAAGAAGGGACGAATTGCGAACAGAGAAGAAGCGCCTGCGGGCGCTACAAGCAGGTGAGGAACTGACGCTCTACGATGAAGAGGGTGACGAGGAGCTTGACACAAACGACGATACAGAGACGCACACCAATGGCAACGCACCGGAAGCAAAGGCACCGGAAGAGCCTGAATACCTGGAAACGGACAATGAAGATGAACTCCGCACCATCATCTCCAACATTGATGATGTAGTAGAGGTGCTACTGGATGTCCCTGAGTGGAAAGTGAGAGACAAAGACGGGAAAGAGCGGATTGTGCAGGTGCTCATCCGTTCGCTCACCACGTTTGAACGAACGCAATTTATTAGGGCGATGAACAAAAACGGCGTCGACAACATCGATTTTACCAAGATGTACGCTGACCTGGTGATTTTGTCGACGAGGCACCCGAAGACGAAACGACTCCTCTTCAAGAATGCTGATCGCGGGATGCTCAACACCAAGATGGGCGCAGCCACCGAACGCATTGCCATGCGTGCAGCTGATATCAGTAAGCTATCGCAAACGGCTCTGGATGCCATGCGAAAAAACTGGTAGAGCACCCGGAAGAGTACCGCGAGTTTCAGTTAATGGAGCTGTTCGGGTGCGCCACGCGGGGAGAACTCTATCTTCGTCTCAAGTCATCGGCCAATCTCGTGCGTTGGCTCTTGTATCTTGAGCGACGTGATGAACTGGAAAACGAACGACTCAAAGCCCTCGTCGGCGAGCAGCAGTAAGGAGGTCCCACCATAAACGTCGGCCAAGTCGTCGCCCGTTTCTCGGCGGATATCTCCAACTTTATGAGCGGTATCCAGCAGATGGTCAGTGCCTCATCCGGGCTGGCCAGTCATATCGGGTCGGTCGCACAATCCGCAGGGAGTGGTTTTCTCTCCATGGGTCGCTCGGTTGTTGGGGCAGTCGAAGGCATCGGGCGGTTTGTCTTCTTTGCCAAATACGCAGCTGAAGGGGCCGTGGGCCTCGCTACGGCGTTTTTGGGGCAAAACGCGGCTATGGAGCAAACCCGTATCGCCTTCGTGGGTCTGTTGGGCAGTGGCCAGGCCGCCGATACCATGCTCCGCCAACTGCAAAGCTTCGCCGCCGCGACCCCTTTTGAGTTCACCGAACTTACCAAAGACACCCAGATGCTTATCGGGATGGGCTTTGCGGCCCGTGATGTGATTCCCATCATGACCGCCGTGGGTGACGCCGCCTCCGGTGTGGGGGCAGGGGCCGAGGGCGTGAACCACATCACCCTCGCTTTGGGGCAGATGCAGGCCAGGGGCAAGGTGACCGGCCAGGATATGATGCAGATGACCGAGGCAGGCATTCCGGCCTGGCGAATACTGGCCGACTCCATGCACATCTCGGTGGCACAGGTGCAGAAACTGAGTGAGACGGGCAAGCTCGGCGCTGACTCAGTGACGGCCCTCTGGCATGGCATGGAGAAGATGTACGGTGGGCAGATGGCTGGCCAGGCGTCTACCTTCAATGGACTTCTCTCGACTTTGCACGATAACGCCGTGATGGCACTGATGGCCTTTGCTGGCCCTATCTTTGCCATGGCCAAGTCGGGGCTGCAACAACTCACGACGTTGGCCGGTTCGCCCGCCTTTGCCGCTTTTGCGACAACGATGGGTGTGCAAGTGGGTGCCGCCCTCGCTCGCGTCGTGACCTTCATTCAACAAACCGTGCAGTGGATACAGGCCTTGTATGCGCGACTCGCGGCCAACGGCACGCTCACGGCCTTCAGGGATATTGCCTCATCCCTTGGGCAAATCTTGATGAACGTGGTAAACGCGGCCTTGCTCTTATTCGGCATCCGCCTACAGGATATCGGGACGAAGGGCGGCAGCGCCAAGTCTTCGGCACAAGGGGTGGCTGATGCCATTCGTGCCATTTCGGCCGTGATTGGGACGGTCGTGGGTGGGTTGGCCTCCCTGACTGCCCTCTTTGCCGATGGGGGCATCAAGGGAGACCTCTTCCGGGCCGCCTTGTGGGGCGTGGCCGGGGCCTTTGTGGCGATCAAAGCTATTCAAATCGGGACAGCGATTGCGAGCTTTATCTCGCTGATTCCTACCATGGTCGGGCTCACCCTCCTCTGGGCGGGGGCGACCTGGACGGCGGCCGCCGCCATGATTG